CAGCTCCACTCTGTGCTAATTTAGCTGAACCACCAGAATATAATTTAGAAAGTTCCTCCCTAGTCTTTTTAGGATCATCTGTGCTTGACCCCTTATAACCAAACTCTTTTAGTCTTTCCATTTCGCCCATATCGGCATCAGCCAGAGCTTCCATTGCATCACTTACTGTCTTTCCAGGATTAAGAGCTGCCATATCCTCAGCTAGCTTTAAAGTTTTCATTGCTTCCTTCGTAGAGCCTTTACTTATCTGTAATGCTCTAGTCCCTGCTGCCATTACCTCATTCGTTGTGAATGGAGTCGCATTGGCATTATCTCTTAAAAGTTTTGTATAGTTAGCACTCATTTTACTTATCTGTGCTGCACTCTTATCTTTATTATTGACTCCCATAAAATGACTAACAGAAATCTGTTGTTTTTCTAAATCCATAGCCGACTTGACTGATGTCACCAAGGCGGTTACTGCAATAGTAATTGGAGCTCTAAATGCAGATAACTTAGACTTAATAGCTCCTATCATAGAACTAGCTTTATCCTTTAGAGCTACAATTGGCTTGACTGACATCCTCCCTACTGCTTTTGCTGTATTTTTTATCTTGTCTAGCTTTTCTTTAGCCAACTGTGTCTTAGCTACAACATTAACTATCCGAGTTCTCTTTTGCTTAAAATCTTTTCTTAAATCTTTTAGCTTTTTATGAGCTTTAGTTGCGTCTAATCTTGCTGTATATTTCTCTTTTGCTGCCCGTCTAAGGTCACCTTTAGTCTTTTTCAACTCTCTCTGGAACTGTTTCTGTTCTCTTCTTATCTCTCTCATAGTTCCAGACATATTATCTTTCAGTGAGATAACTGCACTAATATACTTTTTTCCCATTTATTCACCTCCACCTAAGAAGGCATTATAAAATTCTATCTTTTTATCTTCTTCTACTCTCATAGAAGCTAAATAAAAGAGCTTATCAACATAACTCATATTGATAAGCTCATCTAATCTATGCCCACGATTTATATAGTGGGCATACATCTCTAAAAATCCATCACATCTTATTACTTTTTTAGTTCTTCAACTTCTTCTACTCCATCATATCCACTCATAGCTACTAGTTTTCTAGCTATATCAGCTACTTCAAAGGTGTCAAATATCTCAAATAATATATCTGTTGGTTCTTTTATCTTATCTTTGAAGGCTTCTAATACTTCTGGGGAATGTAAATTAGGTTCTTTTAGACATTCATATACTAAATAGCTGTCTGCAAACTCCTCATCCATCTCCTGCACATCAAAAAGGAGCTCTTTATCTGGTTTTTCAACTACTATACACGCATCTATTGATTTCACATACAGCTTCTTAGTTTCTTTTTTCTTATTTTTAAAAAACTCTTTTCTTTTTAATATATCTTCTATAGTTATTACCTCTGTATTTCTAGCCATTTTTACTCTCCTTATATTATGCTGCTAATATTTCATCTGGCATATCTGAATCAGATGGTGTAAATCCAAATGATGTTTCTTCTTCAATTTTTGAACCTTTTTCAAAGCTCATAAGAGTTAATTCATTTAGCCAAACATTTCTTAATATACAAGTTTCTGTCTGTTTTGCTATTGCGTTAGGAGATTTTAACTGACCCATAAGTTCTGAACGAGGGTCTTCTCCTCTCTTAATTGCTTCAAGATATGCTTTTTTACCTCTACTGTATACTTTTGTAAATTTCATAGTACCTTCACCAGTTAGAGATACCATATTTGAGTCATTATCTAATCCTATGATTACATCTTCTCTATTTATAGTTATCTTAGCTTCAAATGATGCTATCTCAGCTATTAAATATCCGTTCCACCATAACTTCCCATGAGTACCATTGATGACGTTTGAACCATTATATTTTAAAGCCATAAACTAATCCTCCTTACATATAAAGTTCTAGTTTTAAATCTTCCATTGCATCAGCTATTCTGAATTTTGCGTAACCAAATACATAAGAACCAGTATTATATTCTTTTAATTCCTGCTCTGTCATTGTAGTCACATCAACACCAGTTTCTTTTATCCACTTCTTCTGAGCCTCAAATGCCACATCAGCTTCATTAGTCACATTAGGATCTAGAAGTTCCTGTTTCCGAAGTGAATCTAAATAGCCTTTTATCGCACCAAAAAAGAGAACCTTATTCGGATAAGTATTCATTACTTTTCCAACATAATAGTTCTCCCATGTGTCCTGTATATCGGCTTTTATTAAGTCTGCCGTATCTAATATTTTTATCTTTTTAAAATCTTCTATCTCTCCAAGGCCAACCTCTGTCATAGCGGTTACACCTCTTACGAATTTTATCTTTTCACCATCATTAGTTAAGATTAATTCTCCATTATCAACTGCTACATTTTCATCTTCATGTACAGTTATTTCTGTAACCTCTTCTAGCACATGATATGTGATTGACTGTGTACTAGGTAGACCTGCTAGTATACCAGCAACCCTTGCAGTATATGCCTCAGTTGAATAAGCTTTATCCTTTACTTTTATTCCCCTTGTAGTGAAGTTGATTAAACCTTTTTCAGTTTTGGATTTAACCCCAGTAAGAACAGCTTTGTAAGTTCTTCCTTTTTTTCTCATCTTAGTAATCCAAGCCTCTACCTTAGCAACACTATCACTAGGTATCTCTGGTACTGCTAGATAATTAAATTTGAAGTACTCTAATTTTTCTAATCCCTTATCTAGAGTTTTATCGCCTGCTACGAAGTCATCTATTACTTCAACTATTACCTTGCTTGGTTCTCCAAGGAATGTAAGTCTTAGAAAATCGTAGTTATCTTCAGTCCAATCACTTTCCTTTACCTCATCAAAGCTTTTGTATGTTACTGTTTTTCCTTTTACAGTTCCAGTTGTGTCTTTAAGTACTAGAGCAACTACTCCTCTTGCACTTCGCCATCTCATATCTAACGCTTTTCTTCTAAATTCAATCAGACATTCTGGTATTCCCATACTTATACGCCCTCCATTTCTAATATTTGCATCTTCACATAGTCCTTTTCCTCAAACATATTCACATCTTTATCTATAGTCGTGTCTATTCTGTATTGAAGTACGTTATCTATCATGTCTATGCTTATTTCGCTTATACTTATTGCATCCTCACCAGCTAAATTTATAGTGTAGTCAGAAAATATCTCATTGAGTTTATCTGTCATTTTTAATAGTTCTAGCTGCTTTTTATCCGTTGGAAAATAATGTATTGTAATAGCAATCATCGTTGAAGATTCGCTATTAGCTATCACCATTAACTGCACAAAAAAAGCAGGTCTTTCAAACCCGCTTCTAATATCATCTGATACTATTGGTATATTCAATGGCTTTAATTTTTCATTAACAGCTCTTGCTATATCTACTAACTTCATTTGCTATTCCTTCAAGTCAAATATTTCATCGACTAATTTTTCTATTCTTGCATCTATCTTAGGTTGCTGATGAGTCATTGTGTTCTTCAACATGTGAACTCCTTCTGCATAACCTATTACTTTTCTACTACTTTTTTTCTTTCCATGAGTGACTATATCGTGGCCATACTCAATCAAGTGTGCATGTGGAGCATTATTTCTCAATGCTCCAAAAGTCTTTCCTGGTTTATTCATCTTTTGAATTTTCCAACTATCTCTTAGATGCTTACTATTTTTATATTTTTTATTTTTCTTTTCAGCCCATGGAGTTCTAGCTATTACCTCTGCTTTACATTCTCCTAAGCTTTTATCTACAAGTTTATTTGCTTTTTCTGGATATTCTTTACATATTTTGTAATACATTTTTTCTGTAAAATCATCCAATCCATCGCATTTGAAATCAGTTCCACTACTCATCGTAATTACCTTCTTTCAGTACTTTTACATCTATATGCGTTTCGTACATATCTAGCTCATCTATATTGTTTACATGTGCTATTCCATATACTACATTTTTGTAAACTATTCTCATATCTTCAGTAATATCTTCTCTGTATCTGACTTTAAATCTGTAAGTCTCCTCAATACCTTCTTTTCCTAAAGATTCAACAGTATTATTTCTCAATCTAATCTTTTCAGCCCAAGTACTCTTATAATCTTTCCACTCTTTATTTACAGATCCTATTTCATTCTCAACATTTTCTTTTCGCTGGAATGTTATATAATGCCTCATTTTACCAATCTTCATCACTTCACCCTATAATCATTACACATTGCAAGCTGTGCAACGATGTTATCTAATACATTTTGAGTTTTTAGTGATGCCTGCTCAGTACTACCTCTGCTCTCAAAGAGCTCTGCTACATACTTATAAACGTATATAGCAGATAGTCTTGAGCTTTCAAGCTGAATACTAGTTAATCCAGTTTGATTTTTTAGCATTTCCTCAGCGGATTCTATAAGAGCTGTTATAAATTCATCTTCTTCGGTGTAATCGGCATCAATTCTTAGATACTTTTTTACGTCTGCTAGTGCTACTAACATCTTTTACACCTTCTTCTTCCGTAGTAGACTCTGTTTCTTCAGTAGCCTCTACTTCTA